AGTGCTAATCATGACAAAATAACTCAAATTTCTGTTGAAATAAATCTCTTGTTAGTAAAAGATCTGCATTTGCTGGATATTAGCAAAAAATATATCCCTGTCCCATTCTACAAGAAGTTTTTTCTGAAAATCAAAAAACACTTTGATACGAAAAAGGAAGAAGTTAAAAGCTAACGTTTTAGTTTTTTCATTTCCGAAAGGTGGAAACCCAGCCTATTGTTAGCCTTCCGCATTCCGCTATTACCTGCCGCTGCCGGAGTATAAGGCTTTTTAGTCTCCTGCAGCTTCTGCTGGGTCTGTTTTATCTTCTTTTTTTCCATTGTCCTTTGGTTTATCGTTTGAAGTATCCGGTGGATTATTTTTGATATCCTCTTCGATCTGACTTATTTCTGTGTCCGGATCGATGTCATAGCCGATGATATCACAAAGTGAAATAAACATCTTCTGTGCTGTGGACTGTGAAAGTAAACGTGCGCTCACTGCCTTTTCCAGTACCTCCTGCAGTTTGCTTAATCCAATACCAATTTTATTGAAATCCCTGCGCTCCAGTTCCGGCCTCTTAACATCGATATTCAAATGTAACAGTTCATCCATTGTTACATTGAACCCGGCGCGCTTGTGAAGGATTGCCTGATGAATACAGAAGGTGAACATGAACTCCAGCATAAATACAACCTGTTGCTGTATCTTCCTGAACTTACGCATTGTTGGCTCATCCTGTTCTTTAGAAGTTGCAAGGTTTGTGTTGGCGCCATCTCCCATCCAGTGTTCAGGAATACGCTGCGAGCCCAGCGCAAAGTTCTTAAGCATCCTGATGAGCTCAGTTATGTCGAGAGCTTTCAAATCAGGATTAAACACATCCACTTCCGTTTCCGTATCTGTTACAAGCCTTTGGATATCAGTTGTGAATGGATTATCCTGCTTGAACTTTTGAATAGCTGCAGGGCCGCCTTTGACTTTCACGTGCTGGATGTATGACAAGTGAACATCAATAACTTTTATAACCTTGAACAATACTTTTTTCATGACATCAATTGTATCAAGATTGCGTATAAGGTCGGATACTCCCTCAGGCTGATTAGAAACGTTGTTAATTGCGAAATAGAATGTTTCACCGGTTAACATACCGAAAGATGCGCTGCCTGTATTATCATCTTCCCTTACCACATCCAAGAAACGAGGAGCTGAACCATTCAGGCCCTTCAGTTTTACTTTTTGGATATCCTCAACGTCCAGTTCATTTGTTACAACCTTGTCAAGATTCTTAGGGTCAATAAAGCCGATCCTCACTGCGCCGTTGACAGAATTTACAAACACCGGTAGTATAAGCATACCGTTGATGCGCTGGTCCAGTACTTTCTTTTCAAACCGGGTATTCATCCGGTTCTTTTTCCAGAACTCATCAATCAGGCTCTTAACCTGTTTCACAATTTCCTCTCCACGTGCGGGCTTAATTCCTGATTCCTTATCCACTGAAAAGGAGTAGCTAAATCCATCACCGCAAACATAGTCGATAATTACATCGATTATGAATGATGCAATAGGATCCGTTATGTACGCGGTAAACGCGAGCTCAAGCTGTCTATCCCTGCTAATGGGATTTAGGCCCTTAACGTTATTGCCGCCATATCTGCGGTATAAGTGCTCATCCTGATCAATTGCAGATTCAGAGAGAATCTTAAGTTCTGTGTCCTTTAACCTTAAGAACACTTTGCCAATGAATTTTTGAAGTTTGTTCATTTCGGTATTTGATTATTTCTTTAGAAATTCCCTGCGCTGTTTCTCAGTCTTGGGTTTAAATATCTGCAGTACGGCCAGCTTTAATGCTTTTTCCAGTGCTACACGGTTATGCTGCGGAAGATTTGACCTGTCAATCCACCGGGGGAGTTTATCCAGCTTGTTTACAAATCTTCTCACACGCATGCGATTGATGTAGGTTTCGAAGAATGCGAATAACGTTTCTAATTTCATTACGTTGTTATTTTAAATTGATTGGATATTAAATTCTGTTGTATCGTATCAGCTTCGGTTTCAGTTTCACCATAACCGGGGGGAGTACTGTGCTTTTTCCAGTTCCACATTACATATGCGTCACCATGATTGGTAGACCGCCCTAATGTTTTCTTTATCTCCACTTTTGACTGCACCTTGATTTTCTTATCCGACTTTATCTCATACTTTGGAGCCAGCAGGTCAGCCTTTAACTCATCGATATCCGGGCATGCAGCTTTGCCAAGCCTGAAATCCTCTCTCGCTTTCCACCACATTTGTGACCTAAGATTCAGGTAAATTTCCTCATCATCAGGTATTGAAATAGGAGAGGAGCCTGCAATTATATTTATCTCGTTTTCACTGTGACCCAACTTTTTCATTTCATTGACCGTTCCAGCACCGACACCAATACCATCAATACCGATATCATGATCACTGACGTTTTTATCCTTGGCCCTGATGTGGACGGTATCGCCAAGTCTATTGCTATCCGGGCATGGAAAACTCTCCACATTTAAGCATACATATCCTTTACCCTCACAGATGGCCGCCTCATCTCCTGACTCACTATTAGCCACATCCACACCAAGCCCGTTTACGTTATCTGCACCCATAAGAATGTTATACGCGGTCACTTTGTCCATATCAGGATTGCCGTTCTCATCACATAATTCATTGTAACGCTTGATAGCATCATCAACCCATTCGGCTTTTATTAAAGCATCAACTGCACTATCCGGGGTGATACCTCTGGCACGTGATAAATACATCGGATGATTCTCTCCATATTTATCTTTAAGCCTTTGAAGTCCCTGCGTGGTTTGAGCGCCGGGAATTACTTCTTTGTTCAAAACAATGTTTGGATGGTCATATGAAGAAATACGGATTTGTCTTACATTTTGAATCTTGTTGAATTCCTTAAAATTATCCTGCCTGCTATTAGGGTTACCAAGTGCAAGGATCATGTTGTGACCGCCTGTTGATGTATTGATCAGAGCGTTTAAGGTTGGAATTGGTACACCCGGAGTTTCCTCAATTATGATTAACATATGCTGTGCATGAAAGCCTTGAGCCTTTGTGGTTGAGTCTTCGCTGGCTTTGGTACCTGCAACAAAAGCCTCGGCTTTCCATTTTGTGTCCATCTCAGTACCCATCCTGAGCTCACCCGTCAATAACTTTCCTTTACCGAAATTGCCATATAACCTGCTAATTTCTGACCATATCTGCGAGTGTAACTGATCACGCTTTGGAGCGGTAGTAATTACATATGCCCCGGTTGATTCAGGATCCGTGTTCTTGTTTTCCTGCCAGCAATCCAAGAACCATAATGCAATTATAGCCGCAGTAAATGTTTTCTGTACTCCTACGGATGAACGAATTACAACCCAGTAACCCTGTGCTAGCGACTCTAAAGCATGCATGATAGGGTTTACCGTTCCGTCCCATTTATGGCCTTTGTATTCAGGAAACAATGTCCAATCAAGAGACTCAGGCTTAACTCCAAGCCTTTCAACTGCATACCGGTATGGGTTTTGTTTGTAGAACTCAAGCTGTGACGCATAGTTTTTCATACGTTCACCATGCCGCTTATTAAGTTCTAACTGTGCCTCAGCTCTGATTTGTAATGACATTTCTTTCTGCTAAAATTTTTTGTGGCTCTTCGCCTTGAGCAATCCTGTGCAATTCTGCATCTGTGAATGATGATAAATCATAGTCTTGTTTATCGGATTTCTCAATCACGATCTTATCTAATCCAAATAGCTTGAAGATTAATGATGAAATCTTTGTTCTTGCTTCAATTTCCTTTAAAACCTTATCCTGCTTTTCTGCATCAGTACCGACCGCATTGAATGCCATAGCAGCCTTATTGTCTAATCTTTGCAGCTTCAGGTATTCACGGACTTTGATTTTATTCGCTTCTTTCCTTTGCTCCGACATCCACTCTTCAAGCTCATCTTCCACATCCCTCTGCACCTGGCTTTTACTGTACTTCAGCTTTTGAGCAATATCCCGGTAAGTAAACCCCTCCTGATACAAAGTCCATGCCTGCAATTTGCGTTCAGTCTGTTTAACCTTGTTAACCCGGTTATTTTTCTTATTATCCTTAATTGCAGTATTTGACTTTTGTCCCACAACGTCCCGATTTATGCATTAACTAAATCAATGAAAAGAGAAACATTTAAATACCAACGATCTCTACAACTCTTTTTTCTCATACGACCCCAAAGACTTATTCTGTTTTCTCTTCCTGATAATCCCATTCCTGATATCATCCAATGCGTAATCCAACATTCTTAAAGCCTCCGGTATGCACTTATTTTCGTAAAATGACTTTGGAGTATCTGTTGAATCTATCCTGATTGCTGATTGTTCACAGATATCACCGGCATCAAAACAACTGTTTCCCCAAAACCATGTTATTCCTGAATAATATGCGTTCTTTGAAAAAGCCTTTTTGATTGCATTCGGGCCGCCATGCATTGGTAAAAGTGATGGATGAAAAATTAAAACCCCCTGCCGAAATACATTTAAAACGTTATCAGGAATTTTCTCTGTAAGCAATGGAGCAATACCTAAATCTACATTTTCGATATCATTGGATAGAATAATATCTTTTGAAATGCATAGATCAATTACTTTTGAAGTAATTAATTTGCTTTTATCTCCGAATATGAAGACTTTCATTATTTTTCCCCAATGTATTTAAATCCCTGAACTGCCCGGAAGTGACCTCCATAACCAGTAGTACATCCCATATCTCTTTCACTCCCTGAAAATTTACGGCCCGTTTTAATTCTTGCTTTCTTAATCGAATGAGCACTTTTTGTTTTGTTACCACCATAAAGCTGCATGCTCTTTTGAATCCACTTCTTTGAATTTCTTAAGAAATTGCAGAGTTGAGGATGAGATGTATGAAACATTGTTGGATACAATCTCCCACATCTGCCTTTACCAAGTTTATAATATTCACAAACCCACTCCAAAAACTTTGTTCCAACTCCAACTCCCTGCCATTCAGGCATTACTACAAGTCTTGTGGCCCTGTAAGAGTTAGCAGTAAAGAAAGGTGCAACGGCAAGATGACAAACAAGCTCATTATCAACTGTACCAACATAGTATTCGGCAGCAGGCGGCATATGCAGGTCTAAATAATAATGTTGTTTAAAATATCGCCAGTAACTTGAGTTGACCTTCCAAATTTGTAAGTTGATTTCTGGCCTTTGCCGAAGTAACCCCCTTTCAAAATTGTTAGTACCGGTGTCAAATACCCAATCCGGTTGAAGCCAGTCGATAATATCATAATGGCAGCTTAGTAATACTATTTTCTTTCCTTTGCATGATCTGCGCCAGCTTTTCTGAAATGCCTGAGCTCCCATTTTCGCTATCTGGCGGTCAACTACAGAAGTAAATTCATCTACCACAACACAATCAGGCCTTTCACAGATCAACTTTGCAAGCCCGGCCCTGAACTTTTGACCGTTACTCAAAACATTAAAGGGCCTTAGCCATGAGGGCACGTCACCAAGTCCAACAGCTGCAAGAGCTCCGGTAACTTCATTGAAATCTCCGGAAGGAGAGATATCATCGATTATTGGTTTACTCTTACTCCAGCCGGCATTGAAATCATAAATCTTGTTTCCCTTGAATATCTTAGTGCCAATTGAAGTTTTTCCGCTCCCGGATGGTCCAACGATCAAACCTATCTGCCAGGAATCATCATCGATATCAAGTTCTACATTGATTTTGAAATCACAACCGTTCTCGGCATTAAACAAGCTCTTAACTCTGGCCGCGCGGTATGAGTTGAAGTCTGAACATTTATTATGGATATCAATTTTCATGTCACTACCACCCTGCAGTTTAACCCTTCTGTTTGTAGTTTATTAAAGACTTTCTGTTGTTCCTCTTCCGTTTCGCAGATGACAATTACTCCAAACTGGCTTTTATACTGAACCCCCTCATCCTCAAAGTTTCCTTGCTGCAAGGCTTCAAAGGTGCTCAGTTCATTCTCTCCGAATCCCCAATCCTTTAAATCCTCAACCTTAAAGAAGTTTTCCAACTTTGCAAAGTCCCACTCACCACTCGTTTTATTTGACCTGATGAGATACTCTTCAAATTCCTTTTTGTTGAGTTTTCTGTTCGGAATGCGGACTTCAATCGTTTCTTTGCCTCTGCCAAGATCAATTAGAGCTTTCACGCGCATATGCCCGGCCACAATAACATTATCTGTGTTTACGGCTACTATCTCGACATAGTTGAACTTTTCAATGGAAGACTTTAATTCCCGGAATTGTGCCTCAGACATTTTCCGGGGATTATTATCGTAACCTTTGAGGTCAGATACTTTCTTCTTGACTGTTACCCAGCTTATTGGTTTTTGTTTTTTCATATTTTTATAAACAAAAAAGCCGAAACATCTCAACACTGCTTGAGATTATTTCGGCTTGGCTACTAACGAATGTTTTGGCTACTACCTTAGTTACATCTTATTTTTATTTGGCCATCTTTAATCCTGGCATCAAGTATTCGCTTGCTTTCAGGATCACTTTTTCCGGTTAATTTGTCCTTTACTTTGATCGGGATCGGGAAGTCCTCCAGCGCCAACTCGTACTCCTTACCCTTTATTGTCAGTATTACAATCTTTTCTTTCAATACAAAAATAACCTTATAATTGATTTTTAACAAACTTCAATGGATTAATATCCCGAAACAAGTGATTTTGTGAAACATTGAATTCAATTACCTTTACTAAAAAATGTTAAACAAGAAATATTTAGGCTCTGCCTCGATGATGCTGCAGGAGCTCTTTGATGGTGTAATTGCTGAGGACAAAGCTGAAATGAAAGCAATATTTGAAAACATAAGTCCTGAACTTCACGAGAGGTACCGGCAGGAGGTACAGCAGGATATTCTGAAATATATAAGTTCAACAACCGGGGAGCGAATATCCGCAGATCAATGGAGCGATAAAACTTACCGATTGAAATTGCATTATTTTTCATTTATCTACCTGCAGCGCGGTTACTTACTTATGAGGAGGCTTGCCGCTATGCCTAACAAAAACGGTTTAAGACGCGTTCCTGCTTTTTTTTCTGTAATGGCCGATGATGTATGTAATAAACAATTTATGTCCACAATATTCAGCAATGAATTAGAATACAATGACTTTGCTTGATTACCAATTCAATAGTTTGAAAATCCAATCAGTGAATTTATCAGCCAGTTTCGAGAAGGGAATAACCAAAACTCCTATCAAAATACCTATAATAGTAAATAGAAATTCATCTCTCTTAACAGAAAGCCAATTTAATCTATTATAATTGTAGTCCCTAACGATTGTCTCAATACTTAAGTTGAGGTAGGTCTC